GTCACGGGGGCTGATCCGTGTGAACGTCACGACGACGGGAAGGTCAGGCAGGGCACGGCTGGACAGCAGCCACGACGTGACTTGCTTCTCTTTGTCGGTGCGCTTCTTCTGTGTGCGCCAGTGGCCTCGGGCATTGGTGTGCGCGTCGAGTTTCAGCGGGGCAGAAAGGATGATCGGGTCAATCATCCGACACGCTCACGGCGCCAGACTCCTCGAGGGCGTCGCCGTAGAACGCTCGCAGAGCCTCGATCGAGCCGGGGGACGGGCAGGCGCCTTCGTGCTCCCAGACGGACAGCGAGGCCACGCTACAGCGCGTCTCGCGGGACACTTCGGGCAGGCTCATGCCCATGCTCTCACGCAAGGCGCGCAGGCGCGTCCCGTCGAGGATGGTGCGTGCTCCCGTTTTTGGATGAAACCAGGTTCGGGCCATTGCAGTCTCCAAAGGGAAAGGGCCCCGCACGGTGTGTGCGGGGCCCGTGGTCGTCTCACTTGCGGGCCATGAAACCCGGCTTGTTGGCAGCCGGCGCGGGCCCGGCCTGACCCGTCGGGCGCACGACAGCGGCACCAGCGCGGGCCTTGAACGCGGCAACATCGTTGGACGCATCGTAGCCGTTGGCGGCGGGGCGTACCTTCAGCTTGCCGATGATCTGGCAGCCGATGCACGGGGACAAGCTCTTGCCGCCGACGCCACAGGCGTCCAGCAGCTCGGTGATCTGTCGCTCACCGATCGAAGCCATCTGCAGGCCCTTCTCGTCGGTGCGAACCGTCTTCATCGTGAGACGGGTCCAGACCTTGCGCCCCTTGTGGTCGCCGTCGTCGACGGTCAACTCCACAACGGCCTGGATGCTCTGGCCGTCCTTGGTCTTCTTCGCCTCGATCTTGCTGACGGTGAACGGGTAGTCACCGGCAGGGAGCGGGTCGAATGACGACGGCTTGCGCTCGATGGTCGCGGGATCGAACTCGAGGGCAAGGGGATCGCTGTCGTTGGTCCAGTCAGACATGGGTCACTTCCTTCGTCGCGGGAGAAACTGCCGCGCCAGCGTGAGCCGCCATCTTCGCCACAACGGCGCCGAGGTCGGCAGGTTCGAGCGGGTCCAAGGCCCCGCTGCGGTCTTTGGCGATGCTGCGCGCATCACCGGAGGTCTGGAGGTAGCGCACGGCTGCGCGCTTGCCCTCGGGGTCGACTTCGTCGACGGCGATCAGGCGAAACACCTCATCAAAGAGATACGGGACGGCGTCCCCCAACTTGGCACCGGGCATCGAGATCCCGTAGGTGATCCGTCCGGTGGCGTCGTCCTTCACCTTCGCCAACTTGGCCGAGAAATAGACGCCGATTGGCAGGTCACGGAAGGCGCGCATTGCGGCGGTGACGCGCTCGATGACGGCGCCGTAAGCCTGACGCGGGTCGGTGACCTTTTTCTTCTCTGCGGTCAGGACCACTTCGGCGATCTCCGAGATGCTGTCGAGGCAGACCCAGTCATAGCCGTGGCCCTTGCTGGTCAGGTGCTTGTGAACGTTGATCAGGTCATCGACGGTGACGATCTCAACGACGTCGAAGCGACCATCATCGGCAGCGAACGACAGCGACAGCAGGCCGGACTCTGCAGACACGATCAGCACCTTACCGGGCAGGCTGCCGATCAGTGCGGTCTTGCCGATACCGCTGTCACCGTAGACTAGCACCTTGGGGGCATGCGGCCGGATGGCCTCGCGAAGCTTTGTGATCTGCATGTGTTCTCCTCTTGTGCCTTGACTTCTATCGGGCGCCGATAGAACGTGTCAACAACAAAGGAGCAACATGAAACTTCGGGACTATCAGCAAGAGGCCGTCGACGCGGTCTTCTCGTATTGGGAGAGGGCGCCGTCGACGCCAGAGCGGCCAGCGTCACCCCTGATCGTGATGCCCACGGGATCGGGCAAGAGCCCCACCCTGGGCGAGACGACGCGACGGCTTGTGCAGGACTTCGGGTGCCGCGTGCTCATTGCGACTCATCGCGCCGAGCTCATCACGCAAGATGCCAAGGCGGTGCGGTCGATCTGGCCCATGGCCCCGCTCGGGATCTACAGCGCTGGCCTGAACCGGAAGGAGGTCGACCAGATCACGATCTGTGGCGTCCAGTCGATGGTGCGCGGCGTGTCGAAGTTGGGGCACATCGATGTGACCATCATCGACGAGGCGCACCTTTTGAGCCCCGAGGATGCGACGTCATACCAGCGCATGATCTCGGAGTTGCGCGCCATCAATCCGGACATGCGCGTGCTTGGGTACACGGCCACACCGTACCGTCTCGGGCAGGGCTATCTGACGGAGGGAGACAGCGCGCTTTTCACGGCGGTGGCCTATGACGTCGACGTGAAGCGGCTGATCCGTGATGGGTGGTTGTCGCCTGTTGTGACGGGCTATGTCCGTGAGCAGATCAACCTGTCCGACGTCGGCATCCGCATGGGCGAGTTTGCGGCGAAGGACCTTGAGATGGCCTGCGACGTCGACAAGATCAACGGCATTGTTGCCGACGACGTCAAGGGGGCGCTGGATGGCGGGCGCACATCGGCCATGATCTTCGGGACGTCGGTGGCCCATGCAAAGCGGCTGCGAAACGAGATGCAGATCCGGGGCGTGTCCTGCGACGTGATCACGGGTGAGACGGAGCGCGGCCAGCGGGATGAGATCATCGGGCGCTTCAAGGCCCGGAATCTTGCCTGCCTTGCCTCTTGCGACGTCCTCACGACCGGCTTTGACGCGCCTGTCGTCGATGTGCTGGCGCTGGTCCGGCCCACCATGAGCCCAAGCCTGTACGTCCAGATGGTCGGGCGGGGAATGCGGATTGCCGACGGCAAGAGCGATTGCCTGTTGCTGGACTACGGCGGGAACATCGCGCGGCATGGCCCCATCGACGACGTCAAGGTCAAACCCAAGGGCAAGAAGAGCGACGGCGAGGCACCGACGAAGATCTGTCCCAAGTGCATGGCGGTCCAGGCGCCTGCGATCAGGGTCTGCGGTCATTGCGGGTATGAGTGGCCGGCGCCAGAGCGCAAGGCCAACGACAAGGCCAGCAACCTGCCGGCGCTGTCCCTCGAGATCAAGCCACCGGCGCCGCCGGCAGAGCCCGAGCGCCACGACGTCGGACGCGTCGAGTGGGTGAAGCACTTCAAGGCCGGCGACGACACGGCGCCACCGACGTTGCGGATCGACTACTACCCCGATGGTGGGCCCCTTGGCCTCGGGCGCAAGATTGCGTCGGAGTGGGTGTGCGTGCAGCACGAAGAGGGCGGCTTTGCATGGCGCAAGGCGATGCGCTGGTGGGAAGAGCACGTCGGCTGTCGGCCCCCCGAGAGTGTCGACGATGCGATCACCCTCCTGGACGACGGGCACATGCGTCCCGTGGTGGCCATCGAGACGACGAAGGATGGCAAGTGGGACCGCGTCACGGCGATCATCCACGGCGAGCGGAAGGAGCCGGGAGACGACGAGGGCGGTCCGGTTGGCAGTGAGTTGGAGAAGGCGCTGACGTCGACGACGTGCAAAGAGTGCGGGATGCCGTCTCTTCCAGAGCATCAGCCTGTGTTGCGCAAGGTCGACGAGGCAGGCCGGTTCCTCTACTGGCGCCAATGTCCGTCGTGCTACGGCAACCACGGCGGCATCGGGAAGTGGCTGCCACACAATCCAGAGATTGAAGCGATCGCCGTCGACGAGACGATGGCAGAACAGGATGACCTCCCATGGTGATGACGATGCTTGAAGCGGCGCTTTGGTATGCCGAGCGCGGGTTGGCGGTGTTCCCCTGCAGCCCTGGAACGAAGATCCCCTTTGCAGGGACGTCGGGCTGCAAGGATGCGACGACGGATGAGGCCGTGATCCGGTCATGGTGGGAGAAGACGCCGACGGCCAACGTAGCGATCGCCACCGGGAGCGCGTCCGGGATCTACGTTGTCGATATCGACGCGGCGTCATCGGAGATCATGCCGCGTTTGCCTGAGACGTGGATCGCGAGGACTCGTGGTGGTGGTTGGCACTACGTCTATCGGCTCCCCGATGGGGTCAAGTTGCCCAACACGGCGAAGAAAGCACCCAACGCAATCAGCCCCGATGCGGACACGCGGGGCGAGGGCGGGTACATCGTGGCCTTCCCGTCGGAGGTGGAGGGCGGGACCTACCAGTGGGTCAACGACATTGACCCGGCGATGTTGCCCCAATGGGTGATCGAGCGGGTCCGGCCCCGACAGCAGGCGATCACGCTGACCCGGCAGACCTTCTCGATGGCCTCGACGACGTGGGCAGAGCGGGCCTTGCGTGAGGAGATCGACGGGCTGGCGAGGACGGGCGAGGGCGGGCGCAACCATGCGATCGTGCGGGCTGCCTTCAAGTTGGGCCAGATCTGCGCGGCTGGTCACCTGTCCTTCGGGGTGGCCCATGACGAGCTCGTGAGCGTGGTCCAGGGCTGGCCATCGTTGCGCAAGAGCCTTGCGACCATCCGGCGCGGCCTCGAGGGCGGGGCCAAGCACCCACGGAGCCCTGCAGACCGGCCGGTTGCCATCGACGGCGGGTATTATCTGGACGAGGTGATCGACGCGATCGAGGTCAGCGACGACGGCACCCCGGACGAGGTCATGGCCCCGGAGCGCAAGCGGCCAGAGCGTCCAACCCCTGCAGCCATGGACGAGGCCCGATGGGCCCTGCTCAATGACGTGCGGCGCCTGGGTGGCTTGTGCGACACGTTCTGCGGGTGGGTGATCCGTGGGGCGGACCATCCACAGCCTGGCCTGACGATCGGGGCGTTGCTGGCCCTCGGGTCTGCGGTGGCAGGGCGTCGGCTGGTCTACCGGCGGTCCACATCCAGCCTCTACGTCGTCAGCATGGCGTCGTCTGGCGAGGGCAAGAACCGTCCACAGTCCTGCCTGTCCAGGGTGATCGACGAGGTCTGGCCGGCGCTGCGGGGGGCCAACTCCTTCTCGAGCGGGCCTGCCTTCACCGACGGCGTGCGCAAGGCAACGTCAGCAGGGACGGCAACATGCCTTGTCCTCGATGAGTACGGGATGCAGCTTGGGAACATGATGGGGCCTCGGGCGGCGTCCCATAGGCAGGACATCAAGCAGAGCCTGACGGAACTGTCCACCAAGGGCACCGACAAGTGGAGCCCTGCGGTCTCTCTTGTGAAGGGCGGCGGCAAACTGGACCTGATCGCGCCTGTCGTGACCATCCTCGGGAGCACGACCCCGGATTCCCTGCACTCGGTCCTCACGTCCACCGACGTGGCTGACGGCTTTGTGGGGCGGCATGTCTGGATGCGATCACAGCATGTGCTGCCAGAGTGGCAGCCCCCTGAGACCCGCCCCGAGGACGATCTGCCCCTGGATGTGCGGCGTGCTGTCATGGCGATCAGGGAGAGCCATGAAGCGTGGCACATGGCCCTTCCTGTGACTTTGGACACGGGCGTGGATGTGCTGCGGCTCTACGACCCGATCACCATGGGAGAAGAGCCCGAGGCGCGCGACCGGCTGACCGACTGCAAGGTCAGGGCCGACAAGGCGCGGCGGGACGGGTCACGGGCTGAGATCCCGCCAGCGGTGTTGGCCCGGATGCCCGAGTTTGCGGGCCGGCTGGCTATGGTTCTGGCGGTGTTGGCAGCCCCGGAAGATGATCGCCCGGTGGTCACGGACGAAACGGCCAGGGTGGCGATCGCCTTGGCTGAGGAGTCGGCAGCGGTGTTCGCTGCCAGCCTGTCGGCCAATCGCCGGGCGTCGTGGGATGACCATGCCGCGCAATGTGACCTCGTTTTGGGCGCGATCAGGGGCGAGGGCGGGTCCATGGGCAGGTCTGACCTGCTGCGGGCCTGCAGGGCCCTCTCGTCGCGTCAGATGGAGGAGATCATCAGGCGTCTTGTGGATGAGGGAACGGTCGTGGTACAGAAGGAGGCCACAGGCGGGCGACCACGCGAGGTCTACGCACTGAGAACCGACTGAGGTTCTTCTTATTCTGGAAAGAACCAAAACGGCCCGGGGAAAAAACCCGGGCCGTTGCCGTTTGCGGAAAGAAGAACATCCCACCGGTAGGCCCTATATAATAGGAGAGTTTTAGGAGATCTCTCTCTCTCTATCTCTAGAAGAAGAAGAAGCCCCTTGACTTTGCTCCAGCTTCCTGCCACCTTCATTGCAGGAGGTTAGCATGGCAAACACAGGAGTCGTGACAGAGCACAGCGGCCGTCGAGTGGTCATCAGCACCGCGCCAAGCGGTCTGGCTGTGGGTGACGTGGTCAGCGTGACGATCAACGCGCAAGCGCCAACACAGGAGGTTTCAGAGGCCATCCGCGTGCTTCTGGCGGTCCGTCCCATGGGCAGGGCTGAGATCACCCGGGCTTTGCGTCGGTTCAAGTCTGCCGATCTGGTCGAAGCAATCGACCGGCTGGAGGCCAGCGGCGTGGTGCAGTCGGTCACCCACACCACCAGAGGGCGACCGGCGACCATCATCCGCCTGACCAACACGGAGCCCACCAATGTCTGACCCCCTTCAAACCGCCCAGGATCGCGCCACAGCAGCCATCAAGGCCCTGGCCGATGCCGGGCATAGGCAGGCCAACTACCACGCCCACGCGCTCGACCTGCTGCGCGCACAGGTGGAGAGCCTGCGGGCCATCAATGCGGGGCTGAGGGAGCGGATCGAGGTGTTGGAGCATCGCGTGTCCCACACGGCGGAGGTGCTGGCCCCCATCGACACGGATGCCCCATGAAGTGGTGCGAGCGGTGCGGGGGGCCGTTGAGAGGGCGAGGTGATGGCCCTTCGACCACCATCTACGGATGCCGAGTGTGTTGGCTCGGCATAACCCATGTCGTCACTGGACCGATGATCCGTGACCGGCTCGATGCGTGGGTGAAGTGGGGCGATGCCCGCGCCGAAGCCAACTCCCCATGCCCGCACGCCTCGGGATGGTGGCTGCCGGAGGGGGCGAGGGAGCGGCCATGGCCACCGCTTCGGTCGACATCGGACGAGGCGGGCCTACTCGACTGGCTGGCGCGGTACGGCTGGCACGCGCCTGTCGGTGAGCGGTTCATCCATGTCGGTGGACAATGGACGTAGGTGCGCTACGGTGTCGCCCACAATGGGAACCCCCGCCTGCACATGGTGTGTCGGTGGGGGTTTTGTCATTCTGGCAAAGTGGGGTACGCTCTTTGCGTGACCGCTACCTATCCTGCGAAGGCTCGCCCGGCAGGGCGTCAGTCGCAGCGTCTTTGCCTGCCGGTTTGGCTTCGAGAAGGTGCCCATCGCCTTCTTGCGCTTGAGTACGCGGTCGCCATGGGTGACCCATCTCTCGTGCCCACGGAAATGCTCAAGCTCGTCGTCGTGGAAGCCGATTCCACGACACGCCAGCGGGCGCGTCATTTCCTGTTGTCGCACGCCCTCGCCCCTCACTCGAAGTGGGAGCACGAAGGCAAGGAGACTCCGGAACTCACCGTGCCCGAGCTCGAGACGTTGCTCACCGGGTTGGCCGAAGATGGCGACAAGGCCGCGATCCTCGCCCTCCTGGCTGCGAAAGACCCGGCACGCTACGGGCCCCCCGCTCGCGCACAGATGACCAACCCCGGCGATGGCGCGGACACCGACGTGCCCGAGTGGACGCCCCGCGTGACCCGTGGGTGACCCGATCGTCAGGTCGCTCGAGTTGAACGCGGGCCAGATCGAAATGGTCGAGGACACGACGTCACGGGTCATCGTCGCCGAGGGCGGCTACCGTGGCGGCAAGACCTTCGGGCTCGCATGCAAGGCTCTCGATCTCACTCGGCGCAATCACAAGCCGGTGGTCTTCGGGGCCCCGACGTGGCCGATGGTGGAGCAGGTTTTCATTGACACACTGCGTGATGTGTGCGGGCTGATGTCGATCGCGTTCTCGTGGAACGCGATGCAGAAAACGGCCACCGTCTACCGTCGCCACCCTCGCAGGATCATCTGCCGATCCCTCGACAACCCCCGCAGCGCGGAAGGCCTCACGTCGTCGTCGGCCATCGTCGACGAGTGGGAGCTGTGCCACCCGCAGGCCATCAAGACGATCAACGCCCGCATCACGGCGGGTGCTGTGACCCAGCTCGTGCTGGGTGGGACGCCCGAAGGCTTCGGCCCGGCCTATGACCTGATCTTGAAGAACCCACATCCGCTGACCAGGGTGATCAAGCTCCGCACCGTCGACAACGCCCACAACCTGCGAGACGACTACCTCGAGTCTCAACGGTCAATCCTCGACGAGACAGAGCAGGCAGAGAAACTGGACGGAGAGCGTCAGCAGAAGGGCGGCACGGTCTATCGGCGCTTCAAGCGCGAGGTCACCTTCGCTACGCGATGCATCCACCCTGACGAGCCCGTTGACCTCGAAATGTGGTGCGACTTCAACGTAGGGGCGCAGTGCTGGTACCTCGTAGAGGTGGACCGCAGCACGAAGCGGTTTCATGTCGTCTTGGAGATGGTGGGCTATGACGTCGACACCGACCAGCACGCCAGCCGAGTGCCGCACCTGATCGCCGACTATCTCACCCGCCGAACCCGTCGCCGTGTCGACGCCGACGACGTCCGCCGCATGAACATCCGCGCCCCTTGCGACGCCAGCGGACGCAACCGGGGCGCCCTCGGCTCCCATGCCACGGTGCTGACCTCGCATGGGTTCCGCCCGCTCTATTCGTCGAAGGGAAACCCCGACGTCGAGGACCGCATCCTCTCCATGAACGTGGCCCTCGGTCAGCGTCCAACACGCCTGACCATCGACGAGGCGGCGTGCCCGTTTCTCGCGCGCGCCATCGTCCAGCAAGGCCGCGACCCATCGGGCGCCCCGGTCAAAAACAAGGACCCGCGCAACGACCTGTCGGGCCCGGTGGACGCCATCGGCTATGGCGTGTTCTGGCACTCCCCCGTGTTCAGGTACCGCGTCAACGCGACCAGCGACCCTGCCGAGGTCTTCGCCGCCGAGGTGCGGGCCCGTGAGGAACACATGGCGGGTGTGCTGCGCTAGGCGCTTGACACCTCACCTGCTAGTGTGCTGGTCATGGACCTCTTCACGTCGCAGTCCGATCCCCTCGTCTCTGCCATCCGTGCCGCTGGCTCACAGTCAACAGAGACCGTGGCGGGCGGTGACGCATGGGTGCGCCTCGACGTCAACACGCTGATCAAAGCGGAGAAGGAACGCCGGCCACCGGGGCAGATGGCCGACTCGCGGGCCTTCGCCCAGCGGTACCTTGGCAACCAGGGTGCGCTCATCCGCGAGGCCCTGCGGCTCCGCTACCCGCTGTCCTACGCCCGGATGCCGGTGGCGCCCCTGCCCTACATCCGCCAGTGGGCGCGCGCCGACTCCGGCTGTTACCAGAACGAGGCCACGCGGTCGCTCGTCATCCGGGCCAACCGCGCCGAGGTGCCAGAGGATGACCCCCGCTCGCTGGCTTTCACCCGCGTGCTCGAGGATGGGCGCGTGTCCGAGGTGGCTCCCGAGTGTGAGCGCCGGGCCCGCACGGGCGTGAAGTCGACGGCGACGCACACGACGTGGATGCCACCGATCGGTGACGTCGACGGGCGGGCGGTGACTCAGCACTATTGGCCACACGACGTCATGGCGCTGGCGCATCCGTCCTACCCGACCGAGGAAGAGGCCCTGATCTTCGTCGCGCTGCGTCAGTCCGACGGGCGATGGCTCGGCTATCGGCGCCTCTTCACCGAGGTGGAGGGCGTCGTCGACGTCTGGGGACGGCAAGGAAGAGCGGGCGGTGTGGACCGAGTACGAAGGCACTGTCCTTCCCGCCGCCATCCTGCGGCTCGAGCCCGGTGACGGCGGCATCTGGCCCGCCGCCGAGCGGGATTCCTACCTCGTCGCCGACCAGCTCAACACGTCGCGGTCGAACCTCGAGCACGTCACGGACCTGCAGGGCCACAGCAACCTGTTGCTTGCCAGCGACACGGCCGACGAGGATGACCTCGGCGTCGCGCCTGACTCCTTGATCAAGGTCCGTACCGGCGACACTGCGTCGTGGATCTCGCCTGCCCCGGCCCTTGAGCAGATGCGCGCCGGCATCGAAGAGAAGCAGGGTGCGGTCGCCGTGGCGCGTGGCAACGACGCCAGCGCCTACAGCGCAACGCCGGGCCCCGCTG